GCGGAATGAACCCTGTAGACCAGCTAACGTGTATCCTGTTTCGCCTGTGCGAATAGCTATGATGTTTAGCGCAGCATCAACTTGTCGTGCAGCTTCAAAGGCAGCTGTGCCCAATAGGACAAGGGGGGCAGTAAGAGTCTTAGACCACGCCCTGCCCATACGCGTTATCTCGGCACCCATCTTGCGAAGCGATTGCGATGCTTCATGCATCCCAGCTTGTATCTTGCCAACAAACTCCCTGCGGAAATCAACGTCAGTAAATAGTCTGCGCACAAAACCTGCTGTATTTGTAGCGTCGTCCCTAATGGATGAGAATGCATCGCGTACACCGAATTGGAATCGCTCTAAACCAGTCATGGCCAAACGCGATTGACGTATGCCTTCACTAGAAAACCCTTCAAAGGCATCGGTCATCGCCTTACCACTTTGTTTAGCTGATTCACTCACTGTAAACAGGCTCTTTGATATCTCTTCAATGCGTTGCGATGTTTCCTTCGCCTGTTGTGACGTATTGTTTGCCATGTCGCCCATACTCTTGTTGATTGCAGCAGTGTTGCGCTCAACCGCTTGTGTTAATGTGTCCAAAGACTTGACGAGGTTCTCAAGTGAAGCAGATATCCTGCTAGCCGCCTGTTCTATCTCTCGCAAACCGGAAGTATCGGCTTGTATTCTGATAATAATGCTACCTAAATCCACCCGCCGATCACCTTCCTTTCAAAGAGACATGCGCCACCTAACGGCGAGGCGGCGCACTCTTCTTTCGTTGCTTTTCCATTTCTTCATTGAGGATTTTGAAGTATGCTATCCACTCGGTAAACTCTTCAGAGCTACCAAGCTTCTCTTCTAATTCGCGGACGGTCATGCCCAATTCATGGGCTATCTGAAACCATGCTAGTCGTCCGCTGTCTCTGAGTTTTTTGCTGCTTTCTCCACAGCATCCTCAGCCATGCCAGATAGACGCATCCATGCCAGCACAATGTCACAAACAGGCTTTGCGTTCTTCTGCGCTAGCCTATCTCGATGAGACTTCTGGAAGATAAGCTCTTCGGTCACAGGGTCACGTGCAGCCATAATACAGAGGTCAGCATATAGCTCCTCTGACTTGGCTTTTTCGCCACCCTTTTTGCGGATATAGTCCTCTGTGCTACCACGTTCACGCGCAGTCATGCTGATTACGAGGACATCAACGCCCCACTCCTCTATGTGGAGGACCTCTCTCCTAAGGTCATCAGCATTCAAAATGCGTTCTGCTATGCTCAAACTACACTTCTCCTTCCTTCAGGCAAATCATCTGTCATTCTGTTAAACATCTTGTTCAGCCAGAGCAGCAACATATCCAATTGCACCTGTGATCTGTGCTGACAGCGACTCCTCCACTACTCCTTCTATAGCAGCACTCACACTGTCGCTTGTCAATTGTCCGTACGCATAGTAAATGTACTCATCGTTGCCACGCATCTCTAAACCCAAGACTGTGGTCTGCTGAATAACGTCGATGAAGAACGGGTCTCGCCACCATTTCTCGAAAGATGCCGTTCCTCCACGCATGACAGAGATGTATTCTCGCCATCCATCTTGGTTGTCCCAACATGTCACGTCATGCGTATCGGCGGTAGCGTCAAGGCTCCAGCTATGTGCGCCACCAACCTTGCTAGGAATAGGCAATGCCCACACGCTTGCAGTCACGACTGCTTGTGCCTCTAATGGTTCGGCAAACCGCACAAGACCACCAGCATGACAAACAGTATAATCAGGAACATCTATCATGCCAGTGACAGTCACAACCACATCCGTGTCAGGGTGCCACCATCGGTTAGAACGGTTAACAGCATAGTATACTTGCCATGTGTCATCAGCACGTGCCATTGGAGTATTAGCAGCAAACAACGACAAATTTGTAGCTGTTAGGTCAATCAGGTATAGAGATGCTTCGTATCCCCTAAGAGGTGCAGCCATACTTTACACCACCACTATACAGCGTTATACTTGGGCTTGCCGCTAATTTGGCCAGTAAACGAACACTCTACAAGCCCGTCAACAGATGCAGCAGGGCTTACGCCTGTAATCAGCACTGTGGAACGATAGAAGTTGGTGTCATCAACATACTCATCTATCGTTACTGGTTCAGCATTAAACCAAGCATCTTGCAGTGCCTTCTGCCCGGTTTTGGACGTGTCTTCCATGTCCCAACCAACAGTTATGGAGACGGTTCCGCTGCCCAATCCATAGATATAGGTGCGCCAACCACCTTGGCCATCGTTCATATGGGTCGTCTCTATGGTGTCGCGAGACAAGTCAGCAGACCAGTCCTTGACCCAACCGACCTCTTTGGTTCCGACCATGACCTTACCACCATATCCTGCCTTGGCCGCCATCTAAATCACTCCCGATAACCGCCTGTGCCTTCACGCATCAAGCGGAAATTCAATGAAAAAACGGGACGCTTGTTTTCGTCCCGCCCTATGTCGCCTATATCACCCAGCATCATAATGCCGCCGTAGTGAGTCCCATTGATCTCTTGAGTTGGCATGCCAAGTAAAGCATTCTTAATCTCTACTGCCTTCTGCCATGCCGCCAAATAATCAACAGGAGAACCACGCACATGCACCATGACCATTGGGTAATCTACATTCCATTTGGGATTAGGCGTAAACCCCTTTGTGTCGTATATTGCTATGCGTCTGTCTGGTGCATCAGGGGGCATCATGCCCTGAGTAATTTGCCAATCACCAAAGCCGAAAACGCCAATCCCCTTCTGAACCAACAGTCCACTAATATCCAAAGAGGAAGGGTTCATGTCACCACCTACTCTTTAGAGAGATGTAACCATCTCCCCCAACTCATCTTTAATGCGTTGCTCAAGATCGCCAGATTTCATTTTGACAGCATCCTCTAGATACTTTGCCTTGCCACCCTTGGGATGTGCATACTCAATGTGCTCGTGCTGTGCAGCAGAATACGGCATCGGGTACTCTATTATCACAGCTGGGGACTGGGTGTTAGGCACACTAGATTCATTTTCCACATTAATCGAACCGTCTTTGCTGCCTGTAGCAATCACATCCCCTGTATCGCCCCGCACTGCATATGTCCCAATAATCCTATCGCCTTTTTGGATATCCACAGGCGTAAAGGTTGCACCAGTATCCCACATAAGAGTAGCCGACTCACGCAATTGACCTGTGTCTACCGGAGTATCAGCTACGGACTGCTCGAAGATCTCTAAGCTAGTTTCACGCAATGCTTCGGCAGCACTCCCCGGTGCCAAGGCAACCAGTTTGTTGAGCTTGTCGACAACCTTATCCAGCCCTTCTATACGCGCAGCCATTACACATACACCCTCCAATGGTCAGTAGTGCCGTCAAGCCCAACGTGTTCAGATAAGGCCCGTGGCTCTTTCGCGCCCGCAACAACCTGTTCGCCATGATGGATACCGTACGCTAACTTGCCTGACATGTCCACAGCCTGTGGCAAGTAGAACACGTGACTTGCTACATACTCCGCGCCATGCTTGTCCCTAACAAGCTTCATGATGCCCTGATAACGACACTTGAGGTGTTGAGGGGGAAGATGGTGAACAATTCCCCAATTGTCTTCTTCGCCCGGAGGCCAATACGTACACCATTGGTTCAGTGTTGCAATCATGTGATTGGCACCGTCCCGACTAGCCAATGCGACAACAGGGCTTCTGCCTCCATAGACAACAAGCCATCAGTACGCATGGCATATTGCGCACTATACGTTTCGGAAGCATCACCTATCTTGACCGATTGCACCCCTTCGGCTATGCGCTGTAGCCTCGTTGTGTCAGCCCCCATCAATGCCAAAGCCTCTTCACATACAGCATCCTTGACTTGTGGCGGGGCCTCACACACGGTTCCAAAGGCCATGCGGGGGAATGCCAATGGTTGTTCAGCTGTTACTTTACGTCCCTTGAGCTTTTGTCGGTCGATTCGCCTTGTGGCGGTGAGGATTGCTTGTTCTTTTTCCGTCTCGTTGGCTTCTTGCCATCTTTCTGAGTTGTATCGTCCTCCGAAGTAGGCGTTGGCCTCCGTGAGACTGATGTAGCTGTTGGCTCCGACTGTGAGCACGGCGGCTCCACCTCCTCGAAATCAGAAGAACGGGCAAGCCGTTCAGCAAGCTCACCCGTTACATTCCATATTAGACCTGTCTTTTTATTGCGAACCCACATACCTACACGCCCACAGGCAGTAACACAGCACCGATAGTAATCGTGGTAGCATCAGCAATATCCAAATACAACGTCTCATCAGCCTGTTCGAATCTCATTGACTCCAACGGCCCAATGAACATTTCGGACTCAGCCGGAATCTCTACTACCAAATCGCCTAGTGTTGCACGGGAATACACGCCTGCCTTTACTGTCAAACGATTCGCGCCCTTGCCGCCAGTGAGTGCAGTTGCCGCCATCTCTGTAACTGTTCCAACACCAGTATCCGACCCGGCATTCGCTACAGCCACAAGAGCATTAGCCTCTGCATGGGCCGCAATTGCCGTAGCGATATCACTAGCTGTTGTCGTGATCGCTTTGGCTGCACCAGTGGCAAGAGACACTGTAATGGCTGTGCCATCCACAGACACCGCAAGTTCTGCGTTTACACCATCAGGGTCTACGTATTCAACAGTAATGGCATTGCCCAATGCTCCATTGAGCTTGGATGTGTATTCCAGATCATTGTTATTTCCCGTTAGTGCTGTGGTCAGCGTAGCCTTTGTTTCTTTTGCCGCATTCTTAACATGTATTATCAAGCGTTCAGGACGCGGGGCAGCAAGAGCCATACCGTTCGCTACATCGTCAGTGTCTATTGTGTGGTAGGCAGCAGCAAGGTTCTTGGCTGTGTTCAAGGCCAATGCAGCTGCTGTCAATTTAGTTCTATCTCCCATAGAATTCACTCCTTAGTAAAAGGGCGCGATAAACGCGCCCATATCCAGCTTGCCTATGCCCTATTTACAGTCAACACAGCGAGAGCTTTCGGACGCACAACCTTAGCACCATATACATGAAGCCCCTTGATCGCATCGGAGAAGCCCTTCTCGGGACGATACCCTTCAACCGATACAATCTGGTCGGCGAAGCTCCACGCCATCCTGTGCCCAGCCGTGATCTTGTATAGCGCACCGTTTGTGTTCGGGACATTATTGCTCTTGAGCAGGGTGAATCCAGCAGCCTGTCCAACCGTACCGTTCATCAACCTGTCCTCAGCTGGCATATTGCCCACCTTTACGAAACGGTCATCCTTCAACAGAAGCCCTTCGTAGAACGGAGGGATGATTGCCCAACGGCCTTCCTCGGGAATATCGTTTTCATCCAAAAGGACGCTAAGGTCAACCAAGTACTCATATGCTGTAGTGGAAGTCGGAATAATGGGGTTTACATCGTCGCCAATTGCATTACCAGCAGCAATGTCAACGTACATGTCCGCAATATATCTGTCGGCAACGTTGCGAAGGGCATATGCGGCCTCTCGCATGGCCTCGTCCATCATCTTCGGATGCTGCTGAACCCTATCTATGTCATCAACCTCGAAGTGAAAATACTTCTGCTGGTCGATAACAAGAGTGGTCTCAGCATCAGTAAGCTGCTGGGGGGCACCAATATCGCCATATTTGGCATAGTTACCGACATCTACTTGCCCAATAGAGTGAATCTTAACGGTATTACCGTATGCTTTAATCTCGCCTTCATAATCGCGATTTATGACGTTTTCCTGGCCGTACACCAAAGAGGTCTGCAAGTTTTGCAGAAGCCTCGCGCTCCATATCTGTGGAATGAAACTATCAAGTGCCACGTAGATCTCTCCTTATTTGATGAGACCCTTTCGCAGCTGCTCTGATATATCGCCCCAATGCTTGTTTATCTCATCAGGCGACATGCGTTCTAATTCAGCCTTGGTATACACTTTTGTAGGTGTGTCGGTGGGGGCTGGCCTTGAACCGCCACCAATTGGCTGTTTTTCTTTTTCGCGCACTAAGTATGGTTTGTCAGCAATGAGGGCCGTTAGAGCTTTGTTTACATCCTTGATGGTGCCACCCTCATCAATCTCAACCAAATCCTTATCCATCAGCGCGTACGCTGCATCAGGGTCTACAATATTTAGCGCAACCGCAGCGGCCTTGACTTCAGCCTGAAGCAATCGCTCATTCGCCACGCGCATAGCGTCCTGCGCCTTCTTTTCCGCTTCTTCTTTTTCGGCTTTGAGCTTTTCAGTCTCAGTCATTGCAGCCTTCTTGCGCTCTTCTTCCATTTGGGCTTCGTAAGTTGTTTTCCACTTCTTCTCAGCCCTATTAAGACGTTCTTGCACAATGCGGTCTACGTCGGCTTGGTCGAAGCGTTTTTCCCCCGTTGGGGTGTCCACGTTTGCTTCCGGCGTGTCCGGTTCCGCAGGAGTCTCTGGAGCTGTCTCCTGGTCTCCCGCTAGGGTCTTTTTGTTCTCAAGGTCTCCCATTCTGTACCTCCCGTTTTAGGGCCGTCGCCCATACCTGCTTAAAGCAGTCAGTCAGTAATCATAAACGGTTCATTGTCAAGCTCTTCATCAGTAAAGCAACCAGCGCATGGCACCTCTCGTCCCTTGCGCAAAATCATGCGTTGCGGTCGAGGTGCGTTGGTTGCATCTCCCTCTAGAGGCAGCGAAAACGTGCCACGGCGCAGCATCAGCGCAATAGCTGCGTAATTCAAAAGATCCATCCACGAATCGTCAACAGACTCGTTGGATGGGTCATCAAGACGGTCAGATTCCCACAGATTTCTTAACCTGCGGACTTTATCGTTAACGCGAACCAAAACTCCCAATTCGCCAAAGTCCATGATGTTGCCATGCCCATAATCCTGTTGCTTGCGTATCAATAGCTCACGGCACTCGGCCAATACCTCATCCGCAGCCTGTTCAAACGTCTTTGACATGACTAGTAATACATCACTCCTCAATAAAAGAACCGCCCTTATAGGCGGCTATTTCGTCATATGCTTCTCGCTTCCATGACTCTCGGTCATATTGTCGGTCATCATCAGAAAGGATGCCGTGCTTATCCAATTTCCCCGGCACCTTGTGGTGAGGGGATTGCTTTAATCTCTTGCCAATCAAGCGTTTTCTGTGCCATCGAGAGTATCCCATGCCACGCACAGTATCACTCCAGTTTTTGTTCTGCCAATCGGCGAAGCACCTCTTCAACTATCTCATTAGCCAAGCAGTCAAATGCATCATCTTGCACAACGCCATTGAGGTAATTAGACATGCATTCTGTTGAGCAGAACTGAAGCTCTAGCCCCGAACTGCAAACAGAACTCGCCCTGCTCAGTGCCTTTCCACAATAATCACATGAGGCCACTCTCATTCCTCCTTTTTGGGTAGCTCTTCAACCACTTGCCGTTCAGCCGCTATTTGTTTTAACTCCAGCTCCAATTGCTCACCATCTATGCCATCCAGCATCTTTAATGCAGACCCCGTGCTCACAAGCCCTACAGGTTTACGTGCAACCATGTTCTGTGTCAATTCTGTATCGTCATCGGGCAATCCGTCCTGCCACTGGATACTGACATCATTAAGCTCCACTGCACCTTCCATGCCCTGTGCAACCTCCAGCGCAGCACATGTCTGTATAGCTCTCTTTAACGCAGGGTCTAGACGCATCCGAATACGGTTTACTTTGGCGAGAGGGGCGATCATAAGGCGTTTCAATGCAGAACCAGACTCACACAATCCCTGTTTGATGTTGCCAAACGCAGCAGGAGAAGTTTCGGACAGCATGTAAAGCTGGTCCATAAGTATCTCAATCTGCGTAAATGCAGCTTCTAGCTTTCCGTCCCATGTCACATATCCAGGACGACCTACCTTGTCGTCCACAGGCCAGAACTTGCTCCCACCCGGCATATGCCACTTCCCTGTATTGGGGTCTTGCTGCATAGCCATACGCGAACCATACATGGAAGGGTCAGCATGCTTATCCAGTATCTTTGCAATCTGAGCCAGTCGTGCTTCTATCTCCGACACAATCGAACCGAGATCATCGAAATCATTAAGGCCATAGACTGCATTTGATGTAAGCAGATTGTGAACAGGCTCTATGAGAAAGTTGTCGACACCTGTTTCCACCACCATTGGGTCGTACAACAAAAAACCAATCTCACCATCGTCATACGTATACTCGCGATGCTCAATGAAGCCACGATAGTGAATCTCGACTACAAGTCTTTCTCCCACAACCCACGCCAAGACATGCGCCCATGTTTCCTTCACATTCATGGAATCAACAACTGGGAACCAGTACTCCGGTGGCTGAGATTCGATAATTCCACGCTGCCCGTCGAAACGCACTTTGAAGATGCCTGTACCACATGTAGGCACGTCTAGTGCCACCTCATACGCGACATTAAGAAGGTCATTGTCTTTCATGATGCGTTCTAATGCAACCTGTTCAGGAGAGCCTTTGGCTCCCGCCACAATGGTAGGCGGTTCACCAAGTAGCATGTCAGCCCATAGCGTAGCAATGCGTTTAGGCCAGTTCAGCACCATGACCAATGTCAGTGCTTCATCCTCGCGCAACATACGCTCCAGCGCATCCCGATACACGAGGTCATGCTTGCCTTCAAATAGCAAACGGTTCTGTCGATACGTATCTAGTCGGTCACGTTCAGCCTCGGGGGGCCACGGTTGACCATTATTTAAGAACCCAAAATCAGTTATCAACTCACCACCCCCTTGGCTTATCTATCGGAGCATAACTTGGCAGGTTGGGGTACATTGTTCTAATGGCATACCTAAGCGCATCCAGCGAGTGATCGTGCTTCGGTATCGGCCTGTCCTCGCCTCGTAACTGTGCATTCGCATCCCACATGTAAGAAGAGAACTCTTTTCGAAGATTCAAACAACCAGCAGCAACCTTGAGCTGGTCTTTGCCGAGGTAGTTAGAGATATCACGGATTCCATCCAGCACATCATTGTCGGCATCAATCACATTCCATATCTGTTGCTTCTTACACTCTGCCTTGAATGATGTAGCAGACGGGTCAACGCAGATGGCTCTAATCGTCAGATCACCAATGAAGTCCCGAAGGTCAGATACATATTCCGAGTCTGTCTTTTGTCTGCCCATCCCGTGCGAGTCCCAGTGGTACTCTTTGAGCACATACAGCACATCGTCTTTGCGCCCTAGCAACAGGAAAGACGTAGGGTTGGCAGTTCCATAGTCAACACCGATAACATACTCGCTGAAGAATTTAGGTGTCTCTTCAGGGTTGAAGCAGAACCTGGACTCATCCCACATGTCGTAAACTGCGCCTTCGGCAACAACCCACAAGCCCTCAATAAAACGCTTGTACCACAAACCCGTGTATTCGTTCTTCAAATCACGGATATACTGAATAGGCAGATTGGGGTTGTCTTCAAGCACGAAATGCCACGTTTTAAGGTTTAGTTCATGCGCACGGTCAAGATATTCGGTTTTGAGCCAATGATATGGCGAGTCAGGGTTAGTGGTGCCAAACAGCTTAGCATCTTCAACTGACATCCTCGCAAGACACTGCTTGAAGAACGATTCAGGCCATAATGTAAGCTCATCCCCGTACACTCCAGCAAGCGTCATTCCCCTGATACGGCCCTCTGAACGTTCGTCGTTGGCTCCGGCGACGTATATCCTGCGTCCATACAATGTCGCTTCGCCCTGGCCTTGGCGGTACACTAAATTATCCCCAACCATATCGAAGATGGGGTCGAGGATATTGCGCTTCAGTGTCCGTTCAGTTTTAGCCGCCATCAAGAGGTCGCCAGGAGGCCCCTCTTCGGCGTATTCTAGCCAACGGGCTATAGATGCGATAGTTTTCCCTGACCTAACTGAGCCTTGCCATATGTTGATACGTGCATTGGATTCAATGATCGACTGGTAGCCCTTGCGCGAGAATGGCCCCCATATGAAACTAGCCGCCGAACTCATTACGGGCCTGCTCCAACATCTCAGCCAACTGCTTCAGCGTATCGGCAGCCTGCGGCTTGTGTTCACGCTTGGCCCACTTGTCAGGGAATTTCCGCTCTAACCTCCAAGCAGCAGCTTGCCACTGTCCACCCTCTGCTGCTTTGCCGATTGTAAGCACATCGCGAATCTCTGCTTCAGCCAACGCTTTTTTTACTGAGTGTCGAAATTCTACAAACTTGGCTTCGTCTTTATTGGGTTTAGCTTTGGGGTCTTTCTCAAGGCGATCAATCTCCCGTGCACCACGACGCATCCAATCATGAAGCGTCGTCTTGTCAATTCCCGCGAAGGCCGCAGCCGTTTCCATGTAGTTTCCGGCACGTACCGCGTTGCAAACCTCTTCTTGCACTTCCGGGGTCAGCTTAGTCGGTCTGCCCGGCTTTGCCATAACAATCACCCTCTAATACTCATACCCACAGTTGGGGCATATGTTAGTCTTGCGTTCGCGTGGTTCTGGCGCATACTCAGCTATCTCCCTAAGCTCAGGCAGCTCAAAACCAGTCAACGTAATATCAAATGCACCGCTATCCAACTCGCTCAACAGATCGGCAAGGGGCGTGAAGTCCCATTCGCTCTCCTCAGCGAGTTTGTTGTCAGCAATGCAATACGCTTTTGCAGTCTCGTCGTCGGTATCCCACCACAAAACAGGCACTTCCTTAATGCCCAATGCTTTTGCAGCCTTGTATCGTTGGTGCCCAGCAATAATCATGCCTGTGTTTCGTTGGGCTATGATCGGGTTAATGAATCCGAATTCCTGTAGTGAGCGTTTCAGCTTCTCTAGTCCCTTTGCGGAGATTTTACGTGGATTCCCCGGATAGGGCCTTAAATCGTCTAGCGGGACATATTCAACCAACACCATTCCCCCTATGCGCCAGCTGCCGGTACAGCATTTCGGTTTCTTGGACTTCCTCGGGCGTGCTGCGCTCTCGCCTTGCAATGACACGCCATAATTTATCACGGGCTATATTGCCATCATGCACTTCACGGTGGCAAAACGCGCATAAACATACAAGATTGCATGGGTCATCAGGACCTCCAGCCCCACGAGTAATGACGTGATGCACTTCCAGACGTGCGTCAGACCGCCCACATAACTCGCAATGCCGTTTCCGTATTGCCTCAATTGCTTTCTTGTCTTTTTTGCGTCTCGGCTTCATGCGTTCACTCCTTTAACCAAAGAAGGTCGGCTCAGGCTTCTCCCTAACCGACCATTCTAAGGTGTCGCAGGGCGACTTAATTATCTGCGGGTATGAGCACGTCGCCCGAATGTCATACCCTCCCGCCTGCGACAAGCGGGGGATAAAGAGGGCAGCGAAAATATATGGAAGCTGCCCCCCGACAAAGCTGCGGCATATTATCTAAAGCGCCGTCACGATGTCGATTGGCGGCAGTGTATCTACCACTGCCAAAATTCTAGTCACGCAGACTCCGAATGCCTCCAGGAACTACTACGGCGCCGACAGCGAATCCAACTTTGCCACAAAAGAT